ATACCTAAGATGCAAGCTGTAGTCTATTCAAGAGATAACTGCCAATGGTGTGACAGAGTAAAACATTTACTCAAAACTGTTAAGATTGATTTTGTAGAATACAAATTCGATCAAGACTTTACGAAACATGAGTTTCAAGAGGAGTTTGGTTCTGATGCCACATTCCCACAAGTTCAAATTGAAAATCATTACATCGGAGGATGTAAGGAGACATTACAATGGTTACAAAGAGAAAAAATCATATGAAGAACTTTGAAGAAGTTTACTTCATTGTTGAGAGAGCACTTGAACTGGCTTTCAAAGGTGACTTTGTTTTGAAATTTTACCCTTATCTTGAAGGTGAGGGTGTGAAGAAGAAACAGATCGAAGAGTTTATTGAGAGTTCAACTGCTGCTGAGTTATCACAGCAGGTTTTAGAACTTGAAGAATACATTAAAGGAGGTGACAAAACTCTCAAAGAAGCCTATGGTCATATCCCAAAACCAAAGGCAAGAAAGATAAAAACTTATCTTTATGGTATACTAGAGGATGCATGGAGGTATAATCTTGACAAAAGAAGAGGAAGAAAAAAACGTTCTAAATAAAAGCAACAAACCCGAAATCAATCGGGGAGTGGAGTTGTTACTACGTAATAGGAGGAACGTTCAACCAAAACCCACCTTTCAGTTAAAGTTAAGTCTATTTAAAAGAGAAATAACTTTGACTATCAACATAACAAAAAAATAATCTCTGGGGGAATCCATGGAAACTTTAATAGTAACTCTAACGATAACAACATGTGTATCGTTCCTTGCACTATTATTAGGAGGTGTGATAGGATGGGTAGCAAGAGAACACTCATATGAAACAACACCAGACACAGTTTACACTCATCCTGAGATGTTTGACGAAAATGGTAATCTAAGAGCAGATGAAATTTTAGCAGTTCGATTTGAAAATTATGACAACAACAACGAAGAAGAAGACAACGACTAGGAAGGTAAAGTTACCTCCAAATCCTTTTATCCATGAGATATTAGATTATGTTGATTCTCAAAGAACAAAGGTAAAGAAAGTTGAAGCCTTACGAGAGCATCGTGACGATTCACTCACTGCCATTTTGATATGGAATTTTGATGACAGAGTTGTATCTGCTGTTCCAGAAGGACAAGTACCCTACAAAGAGAACGAAGTCCCTGTAGGAACAGATCACACATCTCTTCGTAGAGAGTGGAAGAATCTCTATCACTTTATCAAGGGTGGTAATGATACATTGAGTTCTCTTCGTAGAGAGACAATGTTCATACAGATGTTAGAAGGATTACATCCAGAAGAGGCTAAGATTATCTGTCTAGTTAAAGATAAGAATCTTACTGAGAAATATAAATTGACAAGGGAAATTGTCGCAGAGGCATTTCCTGACATAGCATGGGGTTTACATAGAGGAACATGAGTGACATAAATCCGGAGGATTACTCTTGTGAGATCCTCCTTGAAAAAACCACACCGGAAAAGGCAAAGAACTCATCTTTTCCAACTGATGCATATAATGTAACTTACACTGTTGATGGTGAAGATAAATTAGATGTTTGTCGAGCACAAAAGGCTGCAAACATATTTGATCTTTACTATGATAAGTATAAGAATGTAAAAGGTATTGAGTATGGATCAGGAACCATACCACCAAATCGTTTTGGTCTTAAACCACCACCAAAGAAAAAAGGTAAAACTGTAAGGGGTAAGTAATGAGCGACAAACTAAGAGATCAAATAAATGAACTCATTCGAGATGAGATTCAAGAGGTTATCAATGACTATGTTGATGCACAGGAGGAGACTCAAAAGGCTGGTCTTGGGTTTGTAGGGAAGGAAGATGAGAAGGAATTAAAGGTGAATGTTCGCAAAAGCGAGGTAGATAAGTTAATAAAAGAATATAAGAAGATTAAGAAAAAAGAGAGAAGTAATCTAAATAAGATTAAAAATCTTGGATTAGTGGATAAAAACGGTAATCCCCTATAACAATTAAGATTTGTTACAAAATGAACAATTAAATTAGCATATATAGGCTGAATGTGTTAATATAAACACATCGTTCATCCTATGATTGAGATAGCTTTACTGGGACTTCTTCTTTCTGAACATAATAGTTTCCACTGGGAGATGACATGTGCAGATTGGAATCAAGCAAGGATTGAGATTTTGAGCGATCAATATCACTCTCCGGATGCGAAGGAGTATCTTATAGATTACTTCCGAACAAAAGTACCAGATCAATATTGCGAACCTTTTATCATTGGACGCAAGTAAGCCGACTCGGAACGGGTTCGTTCATCCTTATGATTGAAACTTTAATTGCTGCATCAACCGCTGTTACCACTATAGTCACAGTATCATGTGCAGATATTAACACTCTTGTTGATCGTGCTAAAGTCTATCCTGACCTTAGTGCAGAAGATAGACAGGAGATTGTAAATTTGTACTATGATTTTGGTGAAAAGTATGGTTTAGATTGTAGGGACGCAAAAGCCGACTGAAGGAACGGGAACACGGATCACTCGAAAGAGTTAAAGGTGTAAAGTCCAATTACTTTAGGAGAAACCAAATGGCACAAGTCACATACAGAGGAGTTAGTTACGACTCTGAAGAGTACAACGCAAAGGTACTCGCAGAAGCCGCTCAAAAGCAACGTCACGAATTAATGTATCGTGGTATTAAAGTAGAGCGTAAATTCGCATCTAAGAGTTGAGTGGCATCATGTTAGTTACAGCAGAAATTCTCGCAGCTAGCGTTGTGTTTCTGACCATTATCTACGCAGAGGCACACCTGCTTTATTCAAGGTAAAGACCCATGTTACGTATAGGGTGGGAACCACCCGAAGTCCCAGATTTTGATGAAGAAATTCATAACCCAGAGAAAGTATTTGCTCTCCTGTGTTATCGTGGGATTCATTATGCGAAGTGGGTATACTTAGATGTAGTTTTCAATAAAGAATGGAAACTATTTAATCCAAGAGGAAAGGGTTGACCTTTCCTCTTTTTTTGTGTATAATAAATAAAATGAAAAGTTTTCATGGACAAAGGAAAATTAAAAGTCTTAGTCATGGCTCTTAAGGAGATTGTTGAAGAACTAGAGAGCGAAGTATATTCCGATGTGGATGCTTATAAATCTCCTGCGACTTTCTCATCTGCACCCATGAGTTATGATGAGATGTATGATGATGGTTCAGATTGATAGTCTAAATATTTACAAAACTTAAACACCTATGCCTACTTACCCTGTAAAGAACTTGAAAACTGGCGAACAAAAAGAGATCCAAATGTCAATGACCGAATACGATCAATGGCGAAAAGATAATCCCGATTGGGATAAAGATTGGATGCAAGGAGTTGCAAACGTTGGAGAGGTCGGAGAAGTCTATGATAAACTTCGTAAGACACACCCCGGTTGGAATGATGTATTACATAAAGCATCTAAAGCTCCCGGTTCTAAAGTAAGACCTGTTTAATATGCCAAGAAAAAGGAAAGCAGAACAACAGCCTATAGGTGTCGGACTCACGGCAAAACAAATGAAGAGGAAAAAACCAATCAACGCTGATATGTTGAGGGACATTGATCCTCTTACAGAGAATCAGCAAAAATTATTTGACTCATATACTGAAGGAAAAAACATAATTGCATACGGTGCAGCAGGTACAGGAAAGACCTTTATAACGCTCTACAATGCGTTGTGTGATGTCTTAGATCCATCCACACCTTACGAGAAAATATACATCGTCAGATCGCTTGTATCGACGAGAGAGATCGGTTTCTTACCCGGAGATCACGAGGACAAGTCTACTCTTTATCAAATACCATATAAGAATATGGTGAAGTATATGTTTGAGTTGCCATCAGCAGCAGATTTTGAAATGCTCTATGGTAATTTAAAAGCACAAGAGACAATCTCATTTTGGAGTACATCATTTATCAGGGGAACAACATTTGACAGGGCCATCATCATCGTTGACGAGTTCCAAAACTTGAATTTTCACGAGTTAGATAGTATAATGACTAGAGTAGGAGAGAACACAAAGATCATGTTCTGTGGAGATGCAACACAAACTGATCTTATCAAACAAAACGAAAGGAATGGTATTGTAGATTTCATGAGAGTTCTTCGTTTGATGTCATCAATTGATATCATTGAGTTTGGTGTAGAAGATATTGTTCGATCTGGTTTAGTTAAAGAATTTATTCTTGCAAAAATGGAACTTAATTTATGAATTTTATTCATCATAATTATCTGGGTGATCTTGAATTACAAAAAAAAGAAACTAACGGCATAAGACTTTATAATCTTCCAAGTGGAGATTGGGTTCCGTCAATTACTTCTGTGACATCCTTTTATAATCGTCAGATCTTTGCTGACTGGAGGAAGAGAGTTGGTGTTGAAGAAGCAAATAAGATTACAAGAAAAGCAACTGCTCGTGGCACAGATTATCATGAAGCAGCACAGAACTATTTGTTAAATCTTGAATTGAAATGGGATGACTATCAGCCTCTCACAAAGTTCATGTTTTACAATACCCTACCATATCTGGACAAGATAAATAATATACACGCTATCGAGAGGACTCTTTACTCAGAATACCTCGGTCTTGCCGGTAGAGTTGATTGTATCGCAGAGTATGAAGGAGAGTTAGCTGTAATAGATTTCAAAACTTCAACTAAGATAAAACCAGAAAACTGGTGTACAAATTATTTTGTACAAGAAATGTTTTATGCTGCTGCGTATTACGAACTAACAGAGATCCCTGTTACAAAGTTAA